GGGTGACCAAGAAGAAGAAGCATCAAAACAAACCAAATCATATGCAGCGCAGATTAAAGCGTTAAAGGTTGAATTGGCCGGTCTTGGTGAAAGAACAAATGAAAATGCTGCTCAATATGACAGCTTACAAAATAGAATACGTGATTTAAGTGAAGCACAAGAAGAATTAAATCGTGGTGTTCAAAAATTAGATGACGCTCTTGGACAATTACCCGGTCCTGTTGGAATGGTTGGTAGAGCATTTAAAGGTGTTGAAGATACATTCAAGAACGCAAGAGTTGCTTTCAAAGGATTAACTGATACATTCCCAATATTAAAGAACGCCATTGCCGCAACCGGTATTGGTGCTTTGGTTATTGTATTTGGTTTAATTGTTGCTGCGGTAATGAAAGCAGCAAAATCATTTGAGCCACTTCAAACCGCATTCGGTAAGTTTGGTAGATTGATTGATATTGTTATGAAAGGTATTAAACCTTTAACAGACTTTATCTTAAATGCATTCGTTGGTGCAATTGAGTTTGCAGCAAAAGCTATTGCATTCTTGACCGGTAACTTGGAGGAATACAATAAAGCAGCAGCCAATGAGGACGCAAACGCAAAACTTGAGAAGAACTTAAAACAACAAGAGATGTGGTTTGAAGCCAATGCTGACAAGTATGATGAGTTTACTCAACGTAAATTAAAAGCAGATATTGACTTCAACAAGAAAAAACTTGAATTAAATCAAAAGTTTATCGACGGTGAGATTAAGACACAAGAAGAATTAGACAAACTGGTTGGTGAGTTTTATGCTAAAAGAAATAGAGAAATTCTAAAAGCAGATGAGGATAGAGGAAAGAAAGCGGATGAACTTGTTAAAACTGCTAATGAGAAACAAAAAGCGGCAAATGAGAAAGCATTACAAGCAAGAAGAGATTATGAGAACAAACTAAGAGAATTGCAAAACGGTAATGCTCTATTACGTATTAAGGATGAGAATGAGAAAGCAAGATTGCAAATTAAGCAACAGATTGAAAATGAAATAAAATCAATCAACGAAACTATTAAGAACGAAACAAGACGTAATATTTTAATTGCTGAGACAAGAGAAAAAGGTAGGTTAATGTTAAAGAACCTGAATGATAAAATCAGACAGGATGAGATTGATGCGTACATTGAACTTGATAAAGAAATTGAAAAGTTAAGAACTCAAGCAAATGACAATACATTAAAAGCTGAAAGAAATTTATTCATACTACAATTAGGTGAAGAAAGAACCGCATTGGTTAAAAGATTGGATGCTATTAAAGGATACGTTGTTGATAAAGAAAAGATATTAGCTGATTATGATAAGACAGCTTCAGATAGATTAATGAAGTTTGACGAGCAAGTTTTATTAAATCAAATATTATCTTATAAATCACAATTAAAACAAGATGCTCAATATTTTACAGCACTTGAGGAATTACAAAATACAAGAAATGCTAATATTATTTTAACACAATCTAAGTTTAGAGTTAGATTTAGTAAAGAATACCAAGATTTTTTAAAAGACCAATTTGTTGCTATTGGTGATACATACGAAGCTGAATATAACTTAGTTGTGGCAGCATTAGAAAAACAAAATCAATTATTGCAAGAAAATTACGATAAAGGTAAAATTAGCCTATTTGAATTTAATAAAACAAAAGAGGATTTAAGACAACAAGAATATCAAAATGAGGTATTATTTACTCAAAGACAAATTGCTTTAGACCAATTATTACTTCAATCAAAACAAGCAACTGCGGATAAGACTATTGAAATTGCATCAGCAGCATCAGGTTTATTAGCAGCAATTGCCGGTGATAACTTGGAGCTTCAAAAAGCAGCAGCTATTGCTGACGCAGGTATTGCTATTGCAAGAATTATTGTGGATACTCAAAGAGCTAACGTTGCATTTACCGCATCGGTTGCTCCATTAGGACCTGCCGGTGTACCAATAGCTGCAGCATATACTGTTAAGAATAGTATTGCCGCGGCATTATCAATTGCAACAATTGTAGCACAAGGTATACAGAAATTAGTATCAATCAATACCTCACAATTTAAAACACAAGGTAGTACTGCAGGTAATACCGGTGGAACACAATATGCAGATGGTAACTTTAGAGGTTATGCTGAAGGTGGTTTAATTGGTGGTAGAAGACACGCACAAGGTGGAACAGTAATTGAAGCTGAAGCCGGTGAAGCAATTATGACAAGAGGTGCTGTAACTTTATTTGGACCATTATTATCTGCCATCAATCAAATGGGTGGGGGAACATCATTTGGTTCAACTATGGTATCAACATACGACAAACCAAAGTCAGAAGCAAGCGCAGAACAAACAACAATAATAAAAACATATGTGGTGGAAAATGAATTGACTACCGCACAACAAAGACAATCACGTCTTAAAGATTTAAGTACATTATAATATGGCAAAGAAAGCAACATCCGGTAACTCACAAAAGATTAGTTTCGGTAAAAAGAAGAAGGGTAAAGCTAAACGAGCATTTGGTCCTAAGGAGCAAAAACCTAAATCCTATAGAGGACAAGGTCGCTAACTAATTTTTTATATTTAATAGTATGATTAAGAAAGAGAGAATTTTTGAATTAAAAATTGAAGAGGATGATGAGTTATCAGGAATCGATTCAATATCATTGGTATCTGAACCGGCAATAGAAATCAATTGGTTAGCATTTAATAGAGAGTGTCAAGACGGTTGCGGTTTAAGCCACGATTTTTCTTCAGATGACCATAGATATGTCGAGCACATAATGACGAACGCAGAGACCGAGGAAGACCTGTTTAACGATGGATGGGTTGTTGATTCTTTTGAGATAGTTACCGGCAAAGAAAACTTTGTAAGCACAGAACCAAATGCTCCATCAATTGAAGATGAAGAAGAATATAAGGTAAGATACAAATATGTATTAAATCCATTGATTGACGGTCCTGCAATTATATCAACATCAAGAGCATTTTGTAGAGAACTTATCGCACAAAATAAAGTATTTAGAATAGAGGATATTGAGAACGCAACAAACGATTATGGTCAATCTCCTTTGGTATATAGAAACTCGTGGAACTGCCGTCACGTATGGCAAAGAATTAAGTATAGAAAAGATGCTGATATCATTAACAAAGCATCTGTCAATAAAGGTAAAGTAACCATTGCCGGTTTTCCAAATGATTTGGCTGACCCTGATTATAGAGTATTAGGTTACGACCAAGCAAATACTGCAACAAATAAAACAAAAGGTAATCCATCACCAAGAACTGAAAGAACTTTAGGTGGTATGCTAACACAAGGTGCCACTTTAAGTTTATCAAAAGATAAGTTTCAAGAAGAATGTCCTGAAGCAACACAGAACGTGGCTGTTAATTTAGAGAACAGACAGAGAGCAATTAATGAAGCACATTATGGTCCATTAAATCCTAATGAACCAAATGAGGAATATTGGAAAGCAAAAGCAAAGATGTTTAACGGTGATGTTGAATCAGCAAAGAAAGCAAGATGTGGAAACTGTGCATTCTTTGTTAAGACACCAAGTATGTTAGAATGTATTGCCGGTGGAATAAATGATGTAAATGAATTGGATACCATTCAAGCCGCAGACTTAGGTTACTGTGAAGCATTTGATTTTAAATGTGCTGCAGCAAGAACTTGTGATGCTTGGGTTGTTGGTGGACCAATTGTTGAAGAAAACTTAGGATATGACGTTTCTGCTTTACCTGCTTATAAGGATGAATTACCAACCGGTAAAACGGAGAGTTTTGAAAGTTATACTGATTATCCTGAAGGTGCTAAGAACAATGCAAAGAGAGCATTAGATTGGGCGGAAAAGAATGGTTGGGGTTCTTGTGGAACACCTGTTGGAAAAGCAAGAGCAAACCAACTTGCTAAGGGTGAAGCCATTTCAGAGGAAACGATTGCTCGTATGGCATCATTTGCAAGACACGCACAGAATAAAGATGTGCCATATTCAGAAGGATGTGGTGGTCTTATGTGGGATGCTTGGGGTGGTACATCGGGAATTGAATGGGCTCAAAACAAATTAGAAAGAATTAGAAAAGAAAAGATGTCCAAGCAGAAGTTTGCGGCAACTGATGAAGAAAAAAGAATTGTGATTGGACCTGCAATGGTTCCACATCAAAAAATCATACGCAAAGATAAAATTACCGGTGAACCATATTATGTATTCTTTTCTCCTGATACAATTAAAATGATTGCCGATAAGTATATGAAAAATCAGTACACACGTAACAACGATACTGAACACGATGGTAAAGCTGTCAATGATATATATGTAACGGAGTCTTGGATTGTTGAAGATGAGCGATACGATAAATCAAAGAAATATGGTTTTGAAGTACCGGTTGGTTCTTGGATGGTTGCAATGAAAATACCAAAAACACCAAAGGGTGAAGAGGTATGGCAGAAGATTAAAGCCGGTGAATTGAATGGCTTCTCCGTTAGCGGTTACTTTGAAGAGGTAGCCAAATTTAGTAGAGAAGAAATGTTCTTGTTTAAATTGGAACAAATACTAAAGGAAACTGGTAATAACTAAAATAATTTATATATAATATTAGAAAACAAATTTAAATATGTCAAACTCTAAATTAGCTGTAGAAAAAATCAAAGGACTTATGAAAGAGTTCGGATTTTTATCTGAGGAAAAGGAGTATCAATCTTTTGGTATTCTTGATGAAAACAAAACTATCGTTCAAGTATCTAAACTTGAAGTAGGAAATACAATAATGAAAATAAACGAAGAGTTCAATCAAGTTCCACTTGAGGACGGTACATTCAAATTAAAAGAAAACTTTGAGGTTTCAGTTGAGAACGGTGTTATTACATCTGTAAGAGAATTGTTCATTGATGCTAAATTGGTTGATGGTACTGAGATTAAAGTTGAAGGTGATTCATTAGTACAAGGTGCTAAGGTAGTTGTAAAAACTGCTGAAGGAGAAATTCCTGCACCAGATGGTACTCACGAATTAGCTGATGGTACAAAGGTAAGAACCGTTAATGGTGTTATTGAGCAAATTGACGAGGTAGCAGAACCAATGAATCCATCTGAAGGTGATACCGCAGATAACAAAGAATTAATGGAAGATGCACAAGTTGTTGCAGATGAGATTAAGGATGATGAAGAGGTTGGTGTTGAAAACGAAGAAGATACTGCAAAGAACATTGAAATTGAATTATACGATATGTTGAAACAAATGTTGAAGAAGATGGAAGAGAAGATGGGTAGCATCGAATCTAAAGTTAGTTCAATGGAAAGTGAATTCAACGCATTCAAGAAAGAACCGGCAGGAAAGCCAATCAAATCAGGTAAGACAGATTTCTCAGCAATTGAAGAGAAAATGAACTCTGAAGAAATGAAAATTAAAGCCATTATGGCGTTAAAAAATAAATAATAAATTAACAAATTAAAAAAAATGAAAAAATATTCAAAAGAAGATTTTAGTTATGTAGTTTCAAGTATCACTGGTTTTACTGACCAGTCATCTCAAGAATTGATGGCTAAAGCATTAATTGGAGCAACAACTCCTAAGTATGCAAACGTGAAGTTAGGTATCAAAGGTACTCAAACTTTGAACTTGGTAGATTCTACACCGGCGTTCCAAGCAGGAGCCTGCGGATGGTCTGCATCAGGAACAACAACTTTGTTCCAAAGAAACATTACAGTATGTCCTGAAAGAATCAACGAAGCATTATGTCCTGATTCATTATACGACACTTATCAGTCAATGTTATTAACTCCAGGTGAGACTGAAGAATCAGTTCCATTTGAGCAAGTAATTGCTGATTTGAAAGTAAAACAAATTCAACAAAGAATTGAACAACAATTATGGCAAGCTACTACAGGCGCTGGTGATTGTTTTGATGGTTTCAAAGCGTTAATCGCTTCAGGCCAAACAGGTGTTGCTGTATCTGCTTCAGGTACAACTTTCTCACCATCAGCAGCTTACGGTGTAAATGGTAACCCTATCACTGAGGTTGACAAATTAATCAACGCATTAGATGACAACGCAATGTCTCGTGAAGACTTAGTTGTATTTATGTCATATGCTAACTTCCGTTTATACGTACAAGCATTAACTCGTGCTAACTTCTTTGCTAACTACATCGGTGGCACTTCAGTAACTGCTTCTATGGAGGCTGTACACCCTAACACAAACGTTAAGGTTGTTCCAACTATCGGTTTAGCAGGTTCAAACCAAATCACAATTGGTCCAAAAGAATACACAGTTGTAGGATTTGACTTGTTATCTGACCACGAGAAATTAGACATTTGGTGGAGTAGAGACAATGACGAAGTACGTATTCGCGGTAACTATAATTATGGCGCTCAAATTGCAAAATTCGGTTCAACTGCATATTTCGCTACAAACGGTTTATCTTAAGATTTAAGAACACAAAATAAAAACAGAGAGGGTGAAAGTCCCTCTCAAACAAATAAATTAGAAAATTAAAATATAAAAATATATGTCTTGTTATATCACAAGTGGTCAGGCGTTAGGATGTTCAGATTCAATCGGTGGTGTTAAAAAATTGTATATTGCCGGTGGACCTGGTATGGTTACAGGTTATACTTATGATGCTGATGGAGCAATCACAGGTGCAACTTCAACAACTGGTACTACATTATACGGTTTTGAATTGAAGAGAGGAACTTCTTCTTACACTCAAAATATTACCAAATCTTACGAGAACGGTACAATCTATTTTGAGCAAGTATTAGAAGCATCTTTCTACAAGTACGACCAACAAAAAAGAAATGAATTGAAAGTTTTAAGTCAGAATGACAACTTACAAATTATAGTAATCGACCAAAACGATACTCAGTATCTAATGGGTCAAGTTAACTTCTCATACCTTTCAGGTGGAAGTGCTGCAACTGGTTTGGCATTAGGTGACAAAAATGGTTTCTCTCTTACGTTTACTGCGCAAGAATTTGAACCATCTCGTGTAATCGAAGGTCAATTAGCAACTGTTTTTGCAGGTGCAACTATTAACGGATAATCTAAACCCGTTGAACGGTTTAATATCTATATAGAATAAAAGGGTGGACAGTAATGTTCACCTTTTTTTATATATAACAATTCAATTTGCAAAAAATTATATTTACTAATATACATATCACTATGATTTTATTACAGAAAGGACAAGTGAACGAATTGGTACTAAATATCAATAATAATTCACGTACCGATTTTACAGGATATACATTAAACTTCAGACACGTCTTATCACAAAAGGTAAAGGACTACACAATCAGTACATCAAACAATGCAGAATTTGGCGAGAATGATAGATACTGTGAAATTGTATTGGATTTTACAACCGATGATTTAGATTACGAAGGACAATACGAATTAAAAATATACGGCAATGGAACCTCATTGGTTTACACCGGTATGGCAAGATTACTTGGAACACAAGAATTGCCATCATTTATTGAATACATTTCAACGAATGAAGATAATGAAAACTTTATATATATAGAATAATATGAGCGAAGAAAAAGAAAAACCAAAATACGCCTTAAGCAAACAAACATTCACACAGGAACCGTTCTTACCGGTATTCAGTGAGATATTCAACAACAGACAACCTTGGGTTAGTTATGGTGAAAATAATATGATGCCAAATTATCTATTAAGCAGATATCAAAACTGTGCTATACATAAGGCAATCATTACAAGTAAGAAAGAACAAATATTAGGTGACGGATTGGTCTCGGAGAATAATCCAATGGCAACTGTTAACCTAATCAATAAGAAAGAAAACGTAACTGAGGTTATGGCAAAGTGCGCATTGGACCTTGTATTATTTGGTGGATATGCATTAAATGTAATATGGACAAGAGATAAGCAATCAATCGCTGAAATTTATCACGTTGACTTCTCAAGAGTTAGATGTGCCAAAGTTAATATGGACACCGATGAGGTTGATAGATATTACTACTCAGCAGATTGGGGTAATTGGAAAAAGTTTGGTGTTGAAGAATATCCGGCATTTTCACAAGATGCATCAGAAGCATCTCAAATCTATTACTACAAGCAATATGTACCATCACAGTTTTACTATCCTCAACCTGATTATTCAGGAGCATTAGCTGCAATTGAGATAGATGTAAATATCAAGGAATTCCACGCAAATAATCTTAAGAATGGTATGTTACCATCTTTATGGATTGACTTCGTAAACGGTATACCGGGTGAAGAAGAGCAAAGACTTATCACACGTGGTCTTGAAGAACAATACTCATCAGTTAATAATGCCGGTAGACCAATTGTATCATTCAATGAGTCAATAGAATTATCACCACGTATCACACAGATTGCTCCATCAGGAAACGATGGATACTACTCAACTATCTATGAGGATATTGTACGTACAATCTTATCAGGACATAGAGTTTCATCAGGTGAGTTATTTGGTATTAGCACAGCTAACAAATTGGGTTCTAAAGATGAAATCGATACACACATTATGTACTTCAGACGTACCGTAATTGAACCATATCAAAAAGAATTATTAAGAACATTTGATAAGTTGGTATCAATGAAATTTGAGAAACCAACCACATTCCAAATCAAACCAATGACAATCTACGAGAGTGGTGATATCGTTCAGAATCCTTCGGTTGTAGATACGCCTGTAACACCGGTGGAAGCATCTGCAGTTAATGAGAATATCAAAGCTTTAAAAGGTAGAGAATACCAAGCATTGATGAGAATAGTTCGTGAGTACAACAAAGAAAAAATAACAAGAGAGCAAGCAATGCAAATGTTAATGAGTGGATATGGTCTATCTCAAGATGAGTGTAGTGCGTGGCTTGGAGAAGAAGAAATTGACTAATACAATATGGCTAAGAAATTATTAATATCAGAGGTTAAATTAAAAGCATTTACAAATATCAACAAGAACGTTGATATGGATGTTATACGCGCTGAAATAGGTGTTGCTCAAGATATACATCTTCAAAACTTATTGGGTACCAAATTCTATGAACATCTATTGGACCAAATTACCGCGACCGGTAATACGTTTAATGCGGATGAACTAATATTGGTTAATGATTATATTGCGGACTATCTTATTCAAACAGCATACTTTGAGATGATACCGCAGTTACAATATAGAACAATGAACAGAGGTATTGTTGAAGGACAAATGGAATCAGCAACATCTGTGGATATTGAGACAATGAAGTATCTAAGAGGAATTCAAAAACAACGTTCAGATTTTTATCAACAACGTTTGACCGACTATCTTATAACAGGACGTGGGCAGAACAAATTCCCTGACTATCTTTCGTATAGTAGCATTGACGGTATGTTACCGGACAAAGCTGCCAAATACAATTCACCAATAACATTATTTAACACAACGAGAACCGGTTATTCAAGAGAAAGAATTAGAAGAACTATGCCATCTTATTCTGAGATTGAATCATCAAATCCTCCTTGTCAAGACTGCTACTAATATGGAAATATTATCAATTATAGTAACCGGTATTGTGGGATACATTGTTGGTTATAAAAAGAATCAAAAAGAAATTGAAGGTTCTCAATTAGATAATCTTGAGAAGTCAATTCGTATATACCAAGTGGTAATCGATGACTTATCAAAGAAAATCGAGGAGCTATCACTGCACGTGGTTAGATTAGAAGCAACTATTGATAGTCTAAAGCAAGAGAATAAAAGATTAAAATCAAAGAAAGTAATACAAGAATGATAGAATTTTTACCAATACCAAACGAAGCGGAATTAAATAACGATAAGGTTAATTATTTTGAAAGAATAATTGCATTGGATTTTGATGTTAAACATAAAATTGAGATGGGTGATTTATTAAAATGGATTCATCTAAATTACCAATCGGTGTTTTTATATGACAAAGAAGTAAGCTATAAAGATTTTAGAAAAATGACAAAGTAATATGAATAAGATTGAAATGATTAGACGCATTAAGTTAGAACTTAGCGGTGTTAAAAAAACTAAAATGGAAGAAGGTGGATTAGAAAACGCGTGTTGGGATGGCTACCAACCAATTGGTACGAAGATAACAGAAGATGGTAGAGAAGTACCAAACTGTGTACCAATCAAAGAAGAACAATCCAAAATAAAAGAAGGATTTCCAATACCATCACCATCCGGTGATGAAGATGAGCAAGCATACATCTCAAGATGTATTTCAAATATTATTGATGAATATGGACAAGAGCAAGCAGCAGCTATCTGTTACAACAGATGGGAAAATAAGTAAACTATACCTCTTGACTGCGAGAATTGTCACCGGTTGGATTATAATTGCTTTAACCATACAATGTATCCAACTCTATAAAATAATGTCTTAAAACGAAAAACCCTATCCTTAAAAAAGATAGGGTTTCTACATTTATGCTTTCTATTTATTATGATGTGTAAACTAATCTAATGGCAGTAAGAAAAACCACATCACATAACAATAATATATAATTTAATTTGGATTGTCAAGTATTCTTAAACTTGTCCTTATCCTTGTATCACCGGAATAATCATTAAAGACCTCGTGAACAAAATAATTATTATCACATAGGTATCTCATTAATGTTTGTTCATTATCTCTTTGATAACGTTCAAATGCATTTGGTGGACCAATACCGTCCATAACATCTTGACTAATGACAGATTCAACTCTTATAACATTTGTATCAAACGTTGAAGAATATCTTTGAACAGTTTCATTTAACTCCTCATTTCTTATTGTTAGAGTTTCAATGTAATCTTGCAAATCGTTAATCCTTTCCCATAGCGGTTGATAGTTACAATCACTTGAGTCGGGATAAGCGTGTGTTCCATCATTAGGATGGAAGAACATCCATCTCTTTACTCTCATATTTTTCTTCGTTTACCGGTTCATCTTCCATTGATATTGGATATAACATTTCTGTTAAATCAACAATGGAATACATTTCTTGCATTTCAATAAGTAATTCTTTAATTGATGACATAATTTTATTTATTTAAGTTTACTCTGCAAAGATATATTATATATATTTACCATCCAACCATTAGGTGATATTTCAATGTTAAGAAATTGTTAACAAATTGTTATGTAAAAACTTTTGATAAATCTTGGGATACTTATTATTATAGTTGGTATGTTCTATCAAAAAAACTACTATACTTTCAGTATTCCACTGATTGGTTCAGGCAAATGTTCCTATTGAACGATTAGATTTTTTTCTTTTTTACCCGGTTTTTTCTTTTTTTTACCCAGTATACTGGTACCAGTTACTTGATTATTAAAAAAAAATTGTGTAGTTTTTTACAAATCCAAATCATTCTGGTTCTGGTTCCAGTATATTACACCGGAAAGAAATAAGAAATAGAAGGGTTGAAGTTACTTATTTTACTTATATTTACAAAAAAATATATATATGAAACCAGTTACAGATAGAACACCGCTATGGAGAGATGGTTCAGTTGGATTGAAAACATTTTATAGTTTTTCAACAGAACAAAGAAATGAATACATAAAAAGTATTCTTCAAGTACCAGTATTACAAAGAACATATCTTGATAATCATTTGATAAAGTTTTATAACGTAATGCCGGAGCAACCAGTAAAACACTGGTTATCAATTGAAGGATAATTATTTTTAATATAATTTAACTTTTGTAATATTTCATACTATTTATTAGTATGGGAGAACAACAGTTATTTAATTTACTTAAATCCAATCTAATACCGGATTTAATAAAAACAGAACAATTTAATACTGCAGATGCAATAAGTAGTAAATACAATCTAACAATAGAGTTGAAGTGTAGAAACGAACACTACCCAACTTTATTAATTGAAAAGAAAAAATACAATAATTTAATTAAAAATCCCAAGTGCCGGTACATTGTCAGTACACCACTCGGGATTTTTTCATTTAATCTCAAGAAGTTACCGGAACCAAATTGGGAAAAGAAATGGATGCCGGATACTTATCATTTTGATAAACCGGAATATATATTAAAAGAAGTTGGTTATTTACATATTAATCAAGCAAAAGACATTTCATACTTGATTTCCAAATAATTTATATTTATATTTTAATATCTGTTAATAATAAATATATATTCCCTCTGCCATTGGTTTACTACTCCCAAAACCAGCAGAGGGTTTTTTTTTAACAATAATAGCTTTTCAACTTTTCTCAAGTATTTATAGTAAATGAAGTGTAACAAATGTAATCAAGATAAACCGGATACAGAATTCCAATCCTATTTCCATTCAAGTCAGAATGTATATAGAACAAGAAAACAATGTAACCAGTGTTTCAATGATGCAAAGAAGCAATATCGTTTATCAAAGAAAATGAGAATGTGTATATCTTGCGAAGAAGAAAAGTTGGTAAGTGATTTTCCAAATTTTAAATCATTGGGACCAAATGATAAACGTAGGAACATATGCAAGAAATGTACATCAATGCTTCAGAAAGAAAAAGGTATACATAACAAAAGAGAAGAGAACGGAGAAGTAGTTCCAATAAGACCAAATACATATAATTCAGAACAACAACGTATTGATGGTTTCCAACTGATGGAAGCCCTTGGCTTCACATTCGTACCAGAGACCGGTCGTTGGCACAAGGAAGGGTTTAAGAACCCCGATGGTACATTTGTTCGTATCGAAGAAAAGAAACGTTTAGACAGAGAAAGAAAGCTAAAAGAAATTGAAGAATTTAATGTTTGGGATAAGATAAGATATTTACGAGAACAAGGTTATTCAATAAATAAAATATCAGAAGAGATTGGTGTTAATTACACCGCTATTTTTAAATTTTTACATTATGGCAAAGAAGTCAAACTCCGAAATTAGAATAGAAGAACTTCTTCCAAGTGAATATCTGACCTTATCTGAAGAAGATAAGAAGATTGTTTGTCTCGCATCAATTAAATCGATGGTAGATGTTATGGCAGTTTCATTTGGAAAAGATTACACCACACCGGATAGTATTAAGAATATTTTACAGTTAACAATGATTCAATATGAGAAAAATGAAAATTATGAAACTTGTATCATATTAAAAGATATGTTAACTTTGATTGATTTAATTTAAAAAACATATTATGCCAGCAAAAACAATTATTAAAAAAGGAGATAAATTTAATAGATTGACTTTTATTGAAGAAATAGAAAGACATCCAAAATTTGGTAGAATGGCTCGTTTTCAATGTGAATGTAATAATTTTATAAATAGATTAATTACCGCAGTTGTAACAAATAATACAAAATCTTGTGGATGTTTAAATGCTGAAAAACAAAAATCTTTTTGGACCTGTAATGTAAAACATAAAGAATCATTAAGTAAAAAACGAACTGTTGAATATATTACTTGGTGTAGTATGAGACAAAGATGTTTAAACATTAACGCTACTGGATATGAAAATTATGGTGGAAGAGGAATAAAAATATGTGATAGATGGATGCAAAAAAAAGGTATTGGATTTAGTAATTTTTTAGAAGATATGGGTAGAAAACCTGGACCAAAATATAGTATTGATAGAATAAATGTAGATGGTAATTACGAACCTGATAATTGTAGATGGGTAACAATAGATATCCAAAACAAAAATAAAAGGAAAAGTATAATTAATGAGCTGTAAATTAATAGAAGACTACATTGCAAAAAATTATTATGTTTTAAACGGTATATCAAAGAATATCACCAAGGGACACGAACTCCATCAAGAATTATTACAAGAGGTGATACTTCAAATATTAGAGAGGGATAATATTGTATTAAAGAATTATACTGATAACGATATAAAATATTACATCACCGCCGCATTAAAGATAAATTGGCACTCAAAGACATCACCGTTCTACTACAAGATAAGAAAAGAACGTTGCACATATACCGAGTTATCATTTGACTTAGAACACGATACCGAACAAGAATCATTTGAAAAGCAACAATTATTTGATATATTAGAACAAGAGTTCACAGAATTGGACTGGTTTAGAAAATCTTTGATGGAAATGTATCTTACCCTTGGTAGTTTAAAGAAAGTCTCACAGAAGACAACAATACCCCTAACATCAATATCAAGATACATTAAGGAAAGCAAGGAGCAAATAAAGAATAATATTAAGAACAACTATGAATAAGAAGGAACAGTTTCTTCAAATGAGAGATATGCACTCAAGCAGTGCATTATTGGAGATGATATATTATATGGGTAATACCGGTAATATGAGTATGATTGAGATTGGTTCTTATATCGGTGAAAGCACATTAATATTCTCTGACCATTTCAAAGCGGTAATATCTGTTGACCCATTTATCAATGACTATGATAAAAATGATGAAGCAACAAGATATAAAGATTTCAATGATGTGTATATGGAATTTATTAAGAACATATCAAGAAAGAATAACATCAGTCATTTCAAATCAACATCAGATGAAGCGGCAACGATGTTAAGACCCATATACGACTTTGTTTACATTGATGGGTTACACACATACGAACAAGTAAAGAAAGATATAATAAACTATAAAAAATTAATAAAACCCAATGGCTTTATTGGTGGACACGACTATCATCCTGAAGGATGGCCCGGTGTTGTTAAAGCTGTAAATGAAACCGTTGGTATTGATAAAGTATTCCCTGACGGGAGTTGGATAAAGAAACTATGAGAACAGCATTAGTATGTATTGCAAAAAATGAAGATATCTATTTGGAAGAATGGGTAAAGTATAACTTAAAGATTGGGTTTGACCATATATACATATATATGAATGATTGGAGAACAGACTTTGAACATCCCAATGTAACCAAGATTCCATTTGATGGACCGGTAAAACAATTAATAGCATATAACTCATTTAGAGTTAGCCACAAAGACCAATACGATTGGGTTGCATATTTTGATTGTGACGAGTTCTTATGTCTTAAGAAGCATAAGAGTGTCAAGGAACTAATTAAAGCCCACCAGAACGCAAATGCGATAGCCATAAATTGGTTTATGTTTGGCTCGGATAATGTACAAAAGAGAAAAGGTAAATCTCTATTAAAACTATTCACCAAAAGAAACAAAGATGTGAATCATCACGTTAAGGTAATTGTTAATATGAATGTTCCATCAATAATGGTATTGCCACATAATATCCATCTACCAATGACAGATACAAATGGAAAGGAATTCAACGGACCATTTAATCCAAAAGGACCAACAGATGTATGTTACTTAGCACACTATCACAGAAAGACATACGAAGATTGGTTGAATAGATGTGAGAGAGGTAGAGCAGACTGCAACCTATCATTCACACCCGAGCAGTGGTTAGAATCAATAAACGAAGATGTGGATGTAATTGATACATCAGTAAGAGATTTTTTATATGTTAAGTAGAAGAGAAAGAAGATTTGCAGATAAACAAGCAGAAAAAATGCTTGCTGTACTAAAAAGAAAAAATAAAGAACTATTAGACAAGCAACCAAAAATATTAAAACCAATTGAGGTTACTGATAATATGTTAGAAGAATTAAAACAATATCAAAATGAGCGGATGCGGATGCAAAAAACCACCGGTGATTCAGAACCCACAACCAACTCCGGTACCAAAGGAGAAGTAGATAACTACTTTGATAATTTAGATGACTATCACTTTAATAAATAATATGGAAGCTGTAACAGTATTAAAAAAGAAACAAAGAGGATGTACATCTTGCAAGAAGAAGAACATCGAGATAACAGAACTACCATTGGTGAATGAATCAGATGATATGTTCATTCCAACACCTGAGGATATTAAGTTAGCATACGAAGAATTATATAATAAGAACTTGGAGCCACATAAAGAATTTATTAGTAAGGTTTATGCGTTTTTGTTTAATGAATCCTTTGACTTCAATTGTCGTAGCTGCGTTAATGCTCAAGCAATCAAATTAAAGAATTACATAACACATACATTAAAATTAAAAGTATAATGGAAGAAGAACCTAAAGGTGCCGGTGGTCGTAAGACTAATGAAGCACAATATGAAGAAAGAATGGTTGAAGTATATGAGATGATACTTTATGATACCCTAAGTTATACCGAATTTAAAAGAGAAGCATCACGTAGATTTGGTATTACACCAAGACAAGCAGAATCGATTTACAAGGACGCAAAAGACCGGTTGAAGGAAAGATTCAGCCAAGAGAGAGAAGCTGTCTTAAATGACCAAATAATGAGGTTGCACGACCTGTTAAAGAGATGCCGTGACAATAATAATCGCAAGATTGAATTGGAAACGCTTGCAACACTTAATAAGTTATATGGTTTGGACCAACCGGTTAAAGTTGATTTAACATCTGGTGGTGCTCCATTTGCAATTAATATTGTTTTAGATAAATAAAAAACTTCGTAAATGCCTGATATTAAGTTAAGTAAAAGACAGACAGAGTGTTGGGAATATATCTTTGACAATAAAACATCGGAGATATGTTTCGGTGGTGGTGTATCCGGCGGTAAGAGTTATCTATTATGTCTATCAATTGCAACGATGGCAATACAAAATGCCGGTACAAGATACATCTTAGGACGTTCTGTATTGCACACACTAAAACAAACCACGTTGGTAACCCTATTCCAAGTATTAAAGGATATGGGATTATCACCGGACAAACACTTTACATATAATGGTCAAGACAATACCGTTAAGTTATTCAATGAATCAATCATTATCTTAAAGAACTTAGAGTATACACCCTCAGACCCAAACTATGAAAGACTACAAGGTTATGAAGTTACTGCCGTTGGTGTGGATGAAGCTTCACAAATATCAGAGACTTGTTATAATATTCTTAAGTCAAGGATAAGATACAAGCTAACTGATTATAATTTAATACCTAAGATTATACTAACCTGTAATCCCGGTAACAATTACATCAAACGTATATTCTATATACCATTCCAAGAGAATAATCTACCGGAGAGCAAAGTATTCATTCAATCACTAATCACAGACAACCCATATGTTAGTCAAGATTATATTGATATGTTACAGACCTTACCGGCAGAACAAAAGAAAAGATTGCTCTATGGTGATTGGTTCTTTACAGATGAGATTGGTAAGCTATTTGACTATGATGATATCGTTGCTTGTTCTTACAAGAACGCACCCAATCCAAATGATAAGAAATACATATCAGTCGATGTGGCCCGATTTGGCAACGATACAAGTATTGCAATTGTATGGGTTGGATTAACTGTGATTGAGATTGTGAGGTATAAGAAGTTGGATACCATTGAGTTAAGTAATAATATCAAGGAACTAATTGCCAAGCACGGAATACATCCATCTCAAGTAATTGCAGATAGTGATGGTCTTGGCGCCGGTGTAGTAGATAACATTAGATGCACACCATTCGTCAATAACTCCTCAGCATTGCACAAACAGAACTTCGCTAACCTAAAGAGTCAAGCGTATGTAAAACTCTCTGATATGGTCAAGGAAGGAAAGATTAGTATTAATGTAATGGATAGTGCAATAGTAGAAGAATTAACACAAGAATTATTAACAGTTAAATTAAAAGATGTTGATAAAGATAATAAAGTACAAGTTATATCCAAAGACGAACAGAAGAAGATATTAGGAAAATCACCGGACTTAAGTGATGCTTTAATGTTTAGAATGTTTTGGGAAATAAAAGATATGAAAACAACCGGCAGATATGCCATAGCAAGAATATGAAAGATGTAGAATTTGAATTAAACGGGGTAGAATATAAACTACCGGATTTTATAAGTATTGAGAATTATGTTAAAGTTTTCAAGATAAAGGAGATATTCTCTGACAGTTATTTGGCTGCAAAGATATTAAACATAGTTACCGGTGCTCCATTGGATTTACTATTAGAGGTTAACTATAACAAAATCAATTATTTATCCACATACATTATGGCTTTATTCCCAAAGGATAAACCAAACTTCAAGGATAGATTTACATTAAATGGAGTTGATTATGGTTTCCTACCAACTTGGCAAGAAGTATCATTTGCTGAGTACGTAGACTTAGACACATTGATTACCAAGAAAGCTGATGAGATGTTAGATTACATTCATATCATCACAGCTATTATGTACCGGCCAATTATTAAAGATGATGGTGAGCATAAGTTCAAGATAGAGAAATATGACAGTGATACGATGTTAGAGCGAGCAGAGCTCTTTAAAAAACAATTGGATATCAAGTTCTTCTTAGGAGGACAGTTTTTTTTTATTCAATTCGCAAAGAAGTACTTAGAGCGTTCCCCGGCATCTTCGACTTTGAACCTGACGACGATGGAGCAGCTAAAGATGATGTGGAAATACCGGAGGATAATATGGCTGAGTCTTTTGAACAAAGATTTGGATGGTTCTCAGTTCTCAATCGAATTACACAAGACGATGTTACAAAGCATACTGCCGTCTTACAAGGCTCCCTTGTGGGAGCGCTTAATCAATTATTCTACCTCGTTGAAAAGGACAAGGAAATTGAAAAAAGAATGAAGCAACAAATGAAAACACACTAAGTAATATTTTATATTTAACTGTATATGAGTATAACTAATTTTAAACAAATTATTCAAGACCTTAGTGGTATTGCTTACTATCATCCCCAAATCAATTCATTTGGGTTTGGGGATGTTACTCAAATCACTATGGACGTTGAGACAAAGCAAGAGCCGGACTATCCGAGAATGTACGTTGTACCGGACACAGTATTGTTAAATCAAAATGCTTTACAGTATAATTTCTCAATCATTATCTTAGACCAAGTCAACGATGATTTATCAAATCAAAGCGATGTGATGTCTGATAACTTGGAGATTGTCAAAGATATATTTACAATCTTATATCAATCATATACAGCAAGTTTCGGTGGATTCACAAATTACTATGAACCATTATGGTCACCACCGGCAACACCCTTCTTAGAAAGGTTTGAAACCATATTAGGTGGATGGACACTGAATGTGACATTGGAGCAACCATTTGATTATAATGTCTGTGTGTTACCAATACAAAACTTGAATTTACCAACATCGGTTAATCTTGTAAACTACAAGCAAATATTAAGTGATTTTCAACAGATAGCATTTCATCACGAACAAGTTAATTCATACGGTTATGGTGACATTGAACAATTAACAAATGATATTGTAACGGAGAGAGAACCGGATTATCCAAGACTCTATGTGGTACCGGCAGATGTAACATTGGCAGAGAATGAAATGATTTATAATTTCCAAGTAATAGTAGCTGACCAATTGAATAGTGATTTATCAAATCAAAGGGATGTGATGAATGATACACTTGAGATTATTAAGGATTTTTTCACGGTATTATATTTATCAGAGTATGAGAGTGAATGGGGAGCAAACGTTATTCCATTTCTTGAAAATTATGAGACAACCTTAGGAGGATGGACAATGAACCTTCAAATAACACAAGCATTTGATTACAACAGATGTGATTTACCGGAATTACCATTCGTTACAGCAAATAAGAAATGGTATGAGCTTGCTGAGTTATGGAATCAAATATCAGAAAAATGGAGTAAAGTATAAAAAATGAACAAAAAGTAATATGGGACAATTAACCAATTTATATGTATCACAATCCTACCAAGGATTAATAAAATTAGCGGACAGTACTAACGGAGTTACAAATACATTACAGTATACTCAAGATGGTAATGGTAACAATCTACCGCTACAAATAAGCGACACACAGGTAAATATTACCGGTTCTTTTACTGTTAATGGTGTACCTTTTACTAATGGTACGAATGGAACGTCAGGAACATCCGGTGCTAATGGCACATCAGGAAGTTCAGGGTCATCGGGCACAAATGGTATAGCAGGAACTAATGGAACTGCAGGTTCTTCAGGAAGCAGTGGCTCATCAGGAACCAATGGTGTAACAGGTTCATCAGGTTCTGCCGGTACAAGCGGTTCTTCGGGAACTAATGGAGCTGCCGGTGTTAATGGTACATCTGGTTCAAGTGGTAGCTCAGGCTCATCAGGAACTGACGGTGCAGCGGGAAGTAGCGGTTCAAGCGGTAGCAGTGGTTCATCAGGAAGTGCCGGTACTTCAGGTATCTCACCAACATTTGATAGTGGTAGTTATGCAACGACCGGTAGTAATACATTTAATGGAACACAGACGATTCAAAGTGGTTCTTTAATTATACGTAATAATAGTGCTGTAATTGAAACAGGTTCAAATGTTAAATTATTTGGTGTAGCTGATTTTAGTGGACTTGGTCCATCAACATTACAGTTCCATAGCGGTTCAGATGAGTCATCAAATAGATGGTTAAACTTTCAAGTAGTTCCCGGTGGTAATGGTGACGTAGCAATTAGTGACTTCCCAAGTAATAACCACTTTATGTTCTATAGAATGAACGACCATACAATTGAATTTGAAGCACCAATTAAGGGATTAAGTTCTGCACCATTAAGTGTTGAAAATGGTATTAGCTTAACAGGTTCAATTGATATTACCGGTGATTATTTAATCAATGGTGTACCTATCTCAAGTAGTACAATCAATACCGGTTCATTTGCAACAACAGGTTCAAACACATTCAACGGAACACAAACAATTCAAAGTGGTTCATTAAATATTAGACAAAATACATTAAATATTGAAACGGGCTCATTCATTAAATTGTATGGTGTTCAGAACTTTAGTGGTAGTGGACCGGCAGCAATCCAATTCTATTCAAGCAGTGATGCAACAAGATGGATTAATATGCAACCTGTACCGGGACCTGGTGATTTAGCGTTCAGTGACTTCCCAACTAATGACCACTTTATGTTCTTGCGTTTAGGTACACACGAAATTGAGTTTGAAGCACCATTACGTTCAACAGGTTCAGCACCAATATTAATGAATAGTGGATTAAATATTGGAGGTAATCTTAATCAATATCAAGATGCATTAACTGTAACAGGTAAGACTTATCTTATTGGTGATGTTAGTGCTGATAGTAATTTATATGTAACAGGTAATTTTAAAGCAAATAATAGTGCAATTATTAGTGGTTCATTCCAAACAGATGGAGGAGCAACCTTTGGTAATACTAACGCACAATATAATAGTATTAATATTGTAACAAGTAAAACAACATACCCTGGTAACTTATATAATTCATTCAATATCGATACTGATAATAATGGAGAATGGAGTGCAGGTTTATATGTGTCAACATACAATTCTTTTGGTTCAGAACCTGCAGTTGGTCTATACGGTGGAGGAACCGGTAATGCCGGCACAAACAACATTATGGAATCTTATGGTAACTTATTAAGAATTAATAAGAATACTCAAGTAACAGGTTCATTAGGTATCACCGGTTCTTTAATCGTTAACGGTCTGAATATTACAACAGGAAGTAACGGTACCTCAGGAACATCCGGTGCTAATGGCACATCGGGTTCTTCCGGTTCTTCAGGAACATCATTCGCATCACCATATGTTGGTAATGTAACAATAACAGGTTCAATCGTTGCAACCAGTGGAATTGCTGATATTGAAGATGCTTATGCAAACATAAGCGCAAAATCAAATACAGCCGCAGTTGGTGGTGCTTACTATGGTTTATACGTTACAGATACATCTGTAAACGATGGTCCAAACGATGCCGGATTTGTTACATCAACATATAACTCTTATGCTGCAACATCATCAATTATATTCGGTGGTGGACCTGGTGGATTTGGAGATGATGGAAGACAAGCAATTGCTTTGGCTGATGGTAACATCAAATTCTTAAAGAACGCACAGTTAACCGGTTCATTAAACATTAGCAACAGATTAGAAGTTGTTAATGGTATTACAGGTTCATTACAAGGTAGTGCATCATTCGCAGTTAATGCCGGTCAATTAGACGGTAAAGACGGTAGTGAATATGCTATTACAGGTTCAAACAATTTTGTTGGTGACCAATATATTACCGGTGCATTAAACACCAATGGTGGTGCAACATTTGGTAATACAAATGCTCAATATAACAGTGTAAATATTGTTACAAGTAAAACAACATTCCCTGGTAATGTATTCAATTCATTTAATATCGATACAGATAATGGTGGACAATGGAGTGCAGGTATGTACGTATCTGCTTATTCATCATTTGGTTCAGAGCCGTCATTTGGTATTTACGGTGGTGGTTTAGGTAATGCTGGTACAAATAACATTTTAGAATCATACGGTAACTTAGCAAGAATAAATAAGAACACTGAGGTTACCGGTTCACTTGGAATTTCAGGTTCATTATATGTTAATGGAGCACAGATTACACCGGGTGGTGCATCATTCCCTTATACAGGTAGTGCGGTGATTACCGGTTCATTGGTTGTAACAGGTTCAGCATCAGGTAATGTAAATGCATTATCAATTAGTTCTCAAACTGCATCACTTGATTTAAATAATGGTAACTTCTTTACACTTCAATTGGTATCAGGTTCAGCAACTCATATATTACCAAGTAATATTAAACCGGGTCAAACTGTTAATCTTAGATTGGCAACAACAGGTAGTGGAACGGTTACATTCCCATCATCTGTTGACCAAGCAAGTGGTTCGTCATATATTCCGACAACCACAACAGGAACTGATATAATAACATTGGTGAGTTTTGATAGTTCAACACTTTACTTAGCATCTGTAAAAAACTTAGTATAATATGAATTATAGTCCAATAGCCATTCAGAATAATCCTGATAACCAAATGGTTACCGGTAGTATGTTAATTAACATTGATGCTAAGTTAACATCATCTTATCCGGGAACCGGCACAACTGTATTTAACTTAGCAAATAACAATGGTTCTAATAATGGAACAATTGTGGCTACAACAACATACACATCAAGTAATGTTTCTAATTGGCAATATGGTAATACGAGTGGTTACATAAGTTTCCCAAGCGGAACAAATGGTGCAGATTCTGATAGTTATACTTGGGGTGGTTGGTATAAGATTAATAATGCAGATAAAGATATATTCTTAAATTCAAGAGGGGCAGATGGTTCCGGTAGTGGATGGAACTTAAGTGTATATACAAATAATACGACAAAAAAATTGATAGTCGGTGTTGTTAAAACATCAGGAGGAACAGCATTAATTTCGGTTACACAGACTGATACATATACGGTAGGTCAATGGTATCATATTTACGCTGTATGGGCACCGGGCAAAAATATAATATTATATATCAATGGTGTGATGAATAATATATTCGCCACCACACAAACAGGTTTAAGAAGTTCAACAGTTGGTTGGTTTACCGGAAAACAAAACGCATTATATAACAGCAGTAATAATTCTGATTTCCAAGTTTATAATAGAGCTTTAACCGCTAATGAAGTAAGAAATAACTTTAATGCGGAATGTGAATTATTTGGTTATAATAAAGTTTCAGGTAATATATCAACAGGTGGTTTACAATTATATCTTGATGCAGGTGTTACAGCATCTTATGCCGGAACAGGAACAGCTTGGAATGATTTGAGTGGTAATGGTAATAACTTAACTTTAGTTAACGGACCGGCATATTCATCATCAAACGGTGGATTTTTCTTGTTTGATGGAACGAATGATTATGTAAGTAATTATACATATGGAACAACATTTTCAGCCAATGAATTTACTTATCAAGCTGTGTTAAACTATAGTGGTAAAACAGCATACAATAACATATTTGATACGTATAACTCAGTAAACCCAATGATGTGGATTGATGCAAGTAATAGATTGGAATTAAACCAAGCTGCATTGGTATCGGCTTTATCATACAATACACAAAATATTATGGTTACATTTGTACAACAGAATGCTAATCCGGGTTTACAATTGTATATTAACGACACATTAATTGGTACGGTAACAACGGCACAAGGAACAATATCAAACTCAAGGTTTAACTTCTTTAGACGAGAAACCGCCGGACAGTATTTTAAAGGTAGAGCATATAATGTATTAATATATAACCGTGTACTATCAGCCACAGACATAGCTAATAATTATAATCAATTTAAAACAAGATTTCCAATATGATAAATTATTTAATTTTAGATTTTAATGAAATTGATAAAGTAAATTTTGATGAGATATTAATAACATCAATCGATACTTTAAGGCTATCAAATGATAAGACTAAAACATTTATAAAATGGATTGGCGATGAACCATCGTTTATTTCAAATTTACAATCCAAATCTATTATATATAATAATGACGAAATATTAGAAATACTTAATCAAGAAGAATGGACTTAGAAAATATTGCACCCCTTATTGAAGAAAATATTAAAAAGGCGTTAGCTGAGAAACGTTACCCCTTTGGTATTAAAACAAGACCGGGCATATCTAATAAGATAGCATCAAGTTCATTATACAACTCAGTTCAAGTACAACAAAGCAATAATGACACATTAGAAGTTCTAATGAATGAATATTGGAAATATGTTCAGTCAGGAAGATTACCCGGTAAAAAAGGTGTACCAATTGAAGCTATTGAAAAATGGATTGGTGAAAGAAAATTATTAGGTAGAGATGCAAAAGGAAGATTTATTAAGAAAAGAAGCTTTGCATTTGCAATACAAACCAATATTAAAAAGTTCGGAATACCACCATCTAATTTCTTGGATGTAGCTATTGAGAATATATTGGAAGATAAAAGAATAATAGAATTACTCGGAGACGCAGGTCTTGATGATTTAATAGATAAAATAGAAGGATTATAAGATGGCATTTGGATACCCACAAATTTACGCAAATGGTTTAAATAACAACTCTCAATTGAGACGTTCAACTGATATGATTTATCAGAGAGGAGCCACATATCAAATTAATTTAACCGGTGACACATATATACCGTCAATGGAATTGGATGTTGATTTATATGCAAATGATAGCAAGGTAGGCAGAATGTCGCTTGTTCCATTTGATGTAACACAATCAGGTTCTACGTACACGTACAAGTTTAACTTAAGACCATATTCGTATATGTCAAATTATGTGCAAGCAGAACATTACGGTTACTATTGGTTAAACGATTGGTTTACAACAAACAATACCGTTAACATACAAAACCCTTACCCAAACAATGTTAAAGCAAATTACAAATTTGGCTATAAATATTTAACAGGTTCAACATTGGTTACAGAATATACCGGTAACCCGTCTAACAATTTAAACCATTATACTGACATTCCTTTCTCTGCAGCATCAACAGGATTTACTGCATCAGGATTTACCAATACCGGTCAATACTTTGATTATGTGGGTGGAGCATTCCAAATGGATGTTGACCACTACATCTTACCAAACTACGACCAAGAAGTTGGAACAGTTATGGGAACCGGCAATACGATTAATACAATCAATGCCAACAGAAGATTAAGTCCAATGAGCCAATACCTTATGGATAATCCGATGTTACCGGAATATAGTGAGACATCAAGATTTTTAACTGATGCACCACGCATTCAATACATCCAAGAAAATGAGAACTATGTTCTATGGTTCTTGAATGGTCAGACCGGTGACAGACAAGTGATTGAAGCAGACTATTTGGTGTTACAATTCTACAATGTGGATAATACACGTATAAATTACGTGCAACAACAAATTAATACAGCAGGAACAAAGTATGCATCCCCAACAGGATATACTGACACATTACAAGTATTTGCATTGCCGGTAGGTCCTGCAGATATTGTTAATATGTATTCAGCAGTTGATTGGACAAACGTTGCTTATTATACAGCACAGATATTCTATTCTTATCCAACCAATAGTGAGTTAAGAAATTCAGTAGGACCGGTTGGACCATTGTCTGAAGCATTCTATTTCTATCTTTACGATAACTGTTTACCTGAGGACACAAGACTCGCGTTTTTAAATGCTCGTGGTGGATTTGACTACTTCACATTTAGAAGCTATAGAAATGACACCAAAAAGATTCAAACTGCAACATATGACTCAAGGTATTACTCAACCAATTTGAACTCACCAGACAGAGACTTTGGTAGGTCTATCAAGACATTCGATACAAATGTCAATCGTGAAATTGTATTGGAGTCAAATTATTTGTCAGTTGAAGAAGGAAATTGGTTGGAACAGTTGTTTTTCTCGCCACAAGTTTATATAATGGGAGAGGATTATATTTCACCATTGGATAGACAAGATAAAATTTATAAGGATTTAACACCGGTACAAGTCTTATCAACAGAGGTAGAAAAAATAACAAAGAAACACAGAAAATTAAATAAGTATAGAATAACATTGGGTGTAGCAAATACATTCTTTGTTAATAAAGGATTCTAATATGTCTCAACAACAAACAGTATTACGAGTACAAACAACACAACCAAGTGACATAACAGTAACCGGTGTTACATCATTATCAGTTACAGGTTCAACGACCGGTGTAACATATGGTGGTAGTGGAACATTTGCAAGTCCATATACCGGCACTACTGATTTAAACAGTGGTGAGCAATCAATTGATTTTTTGGTTCAAGGTAATGGTATATTTTATTATGACGTTACTGTTCCATTCCCTGCGATTGGTAGTAGTTATTTTAATGCTTATATCAAACACGCCGGTGATACGTCATTCAAGTTAATATTTAATACATTCGCGGCAAATACAGCATCTAATTTTCAATTATTAAATGGTGATACAATTCGTTTTACCATTAACAATATTGCATTTGTTGACTCAAGCTTCTCTGTATATTTTGAGGGTAATCAAACAACAACAAATTTCTCAGTACCCAAGTTTGATTTCTTGGATTTGTACGATGATATTCCATTGAAGATTAATAAGTCTTTTGCGGAACTTCAGGACATTGCAAAGAGAAACTCTGATTATTCTATTGGTGTAAGATTGCCCGGTAGCAAAAAGAACAATAGATTCTTTGAGGAGTTCTATAATGTTGATGCTCAATCATTATATTTTGATGTTACCAATAAGGTTCAATGTCAAGTATTAATTGATGATGAGAGTTACTTCACCGGTTATCTTAAGCTAAATAAGGTATCCGTGTTAAACTCTAAGGTTGAGTATGATGTAACGTTATATTCAAACATTGGTGACTTATATGGTGCGATTGGTAATAACTTGCTAAAGGACTTAAACTATAACGATGTTGATTATCATATCAATCACGTATTCAATCAGATGAATACAATCGCTGCTTGGAGATATGAGACATTAAAATCAACCAGTGAAGTACCAAGTCATTACTTTTATCCTGTTAATCACAATGGGTATAACTACCAAACAAGTGGTAATACTACAGCAGTTCAATTAACCGGTGTTACAGGTACATCATTCTATACCGCAACCAAAGTTGGTCAATGGGTTAATAATGCTGTGGCATATGCTAATGGTGTTCAAAGATATTATATCAATTCACCTGAAGATGGTGTAAGAGATAATCAATTGAAACCGGCGCTTAACGTATATAGTTTAATTCAGTTGATGTTTAAGACTTATGGTTATACAATCAAGTCAGACTTTATGTCAACACCTTGGATGAAGTTATTATATACTTATGGGTATTTCTCAAATAACTCAACCAAGTTTACATATCAAACACCACAAGCTCAAACATATGGTCTTGATGGTGTTGAAATAGTGTGGGTAGATGATATTGAAGCTTTAAGCGATACCGCTTGTACTACAACATATCCAAAAACAGTACACAACTGGTCATTATATGTGGTTAAGAAAGATACCGGTATTCCCGTATTCTGTAATCAAGAAATCATATTGAATTGGAATTTTCGTTTCCAACCTTGTTATGGTGGTGTTCCCGTTGATTATTTGCAACAGGTAAAGATACCGGCAAATACGACTGGTAACACATTTAGCTTTACGCAAGAACAATATGTTGATTGTGGTAGTGGATGTCCATTCCAACCTGAGTACATATACAATCTTGGGTTTGAACCAACTGCATCAAATGTTGGTCTATCAAACAAATCATTAGCTTATTTACCTTTACCGGCAAATACGATAATTGAAGTAACTGATGGAACGTATTTAGATTTTAGTTTAATCATTGACCAAAATATCAAACAGATTGATATACTTAGTTCAATTGCTAAGAAGTTTAATCTATTGTTTATACCGGACCCTGATGTTCCAAATCAAATTATTATTGAGTCATACCCATATTATGTGGGAACCGGTAATGTATATGATTGGACGGATAAGTTATCATTCGATAAGGGATGGTCGGTTGAACCGGCATTGAACTATGTTGAGAGCGAATTAATCTTAACAGACTTGGAAGACGGTGATAGTGGTAACATTCAATTTAAGCAACAGAACAATAGAATATACGGAGAGAATAAAGTATATAACCCAACTCAATTTAAGTCAACAACAAAAGAGATACAAACAACATTCTCACCACAAGTAATCCGTAAATGGAACCCGAACAACAATCCTCTATTGGAGCCTAATGCTGTTGGTATTCCTATGGGTATTAACTATGTTGAATCATCTCAAGAAGTTGGTAGCGGTGTTGCTTGGTTATACAAGGGTATTAAGAGCAAACCAAAGTTAATGTATAACCTTGGTAACTTCTCACCATTCTTGGATACACTTGGTGAGACATTTGATTTGGTAGGTGCAACCACATTTATGTTTAGAGTAACAGAAGATGATGGTGCAAACTCTGAACCGAGTTTAATATCACCGGTGATATCACACACAATGCCGATGGGTAATCCTGATAGCAATAAAATAACAAATGATAGTATATCAATTTTATTTAACTCAGAAGAGCCGGTAACTATTGCCGGTGATAGTGTAAGTTTATTCAACGCATATACTAATCAAGATGCTTATAATTTATTCTATGAGAATAGGGTAAGTAATGTATTTGACAAGAACACAAGATTCTTATCAGGTAATTTTTATTTAAAGTTATCAGATGTTAAGAACCTTAAACCCAACGACTTAATTAAAATTAATGACCAATATTTTACTTGGAATCAAATCAAAGAATATAATTTAACTAACGTAGAATTAACACAGGTTGAATTGATTCAGACTAACTATAATCCACAGGTATATCCTGATAGATATTTTAAGTATCAATATTGTGATAACACCGGTGTAACATATAATGTTAAGACCAACTTTACAGGTACAGAATCTATTCAAGAATCTTTATATTATTGGAGTATTCTTTATGACTATTTCGTTGGAGTATTAGGTGGTGACGGAGTTACAGGTTATACGAGTTCATTCTTTAATGTAAGTGGTCAAAGTTTGCCGTATACTATTAGAGAAGTTACCAAAGCACAATATGATGCCGGTGGAACAGATTGGACCTCAGACCCACATAAGAATCAGTTTATTGGACAGATTCAGAACTTCCCATTGGATACCTATTATAATGAAGACAATGATGTTTGGTTAATAAATGATACCGGTCTACAAGGGACACTGAATGTGTTTACAGATTGTGCATCATTTATAGCTAAGGCAACAGAGATGGGTATTACGATTGGAAGTTCAACATAAGTTAAATTATATTTATTAGTATGAGTTATAATCCGGCAAATTATCCAATAGCAGATAGCGATGTTTTAAGAGGGTCATTGATAATTACCTTTAATAATCCAAATAATGATGCGAATGCATATTATACGGTTAATGTTAATAGTACATTAAGAAATCAAGAATACTACGATAGTAACAGTTTGTTTACTACTTATCTATATGTTGGAGATGTTGTTACAGTAACAATATATGGTGGTGAGGTATCGGAATATCTTGATGTAATAAGAACTGATTTTACAACAGATGCTGAATATGGTGATAACGGAATTACAACCGTTAATGTTACAAGTGTGTCCGGTAGCGGTGAAGTAACGTTTACGGCGACAACTGTAAACACATCTTATAACTTTGAGTATCACGTTGATATGGGAACATTGATTCCACCAACTCCTACACCTACTCCAAGTATTACAGCAACAAATACTCCCACACCAAGTATTACTCCAACACTTAGTTTAAGTGCGACACCATCTGTTACACCAACATTAACTCCAACAAATACCGCAACGCCAACACAAACAAATACACCAACAAGTACAGTTACTCCGAGTATTACTCCAAGTATTACACCTACATCATTACCACCAGGTTTTGAAAATGATGGTAAATATGTACTTAGTGTTTCAACAACAAATGAATTATTTGTATCGGCAGACTATGGTGATAGTTGGACACAAGTATATTTACCGTCAACTTACCCTGTTTATGATGCTTGTATTTCATCTAATGGTTATATAATGTATGTAGCATCAAGTGTTAGTGGTGGTATATTAAAGTCAATTGATGGTGGTTATAATTGGACACAAGTTTTTACAACAACAAATATGGAAGCTTGGGGTTCAATTGATTGTGATAGTTCAGGTACATATGTTGGTGCTGGTCAGGCAAATAATTTTTTTACCGGTAATCAATTTCAATATTATTATTCAACCAATGGTGGTACAAATTGGTCAGGTATTGATAGAGTACCTGGTGGTTCAACAGATTATGAAGCTGTATATGTTCAAAATGTTGTAAATAAAATAAATGGATGGCCACAATATAGTGTTGCATTTCCATATTATGAATTCCCAATTACCGGTTATCAAAATTTAGGTATTAGTAATAGTGGTGAAAGATTTTCAGCATATTTATCAGGTAATACAAATACAAGAATAGTTACATCTTTTAATAATAATATTCAAATGGTGGGTATTAAAAATAGTACATCATTTAAATATACTTCAAATGGTGGTAGTACTTTTACTACAAAATCAATCACAGGTCCAACCGGTGAAATTGATTTTGATATGAATTACAATGGTGCAGATATTATTGCTTGGGGTACAGGTAATGGTTTATGGAGAAGCACAGATTTTGGTGACAGTTGGACTAATGTAAAAAGTAATATTAATCCTGTTGATGCCGTAAATTCAGCTTCAGGTAAATATATTTATGTAGCTACAGGTTCAACAGGAACATATGTATCAAAAGATTTTGGTGACACATTTACATTATCACCATTAACAAATAATATTAAAATAATAAGAACAAATAAAGATATTGGTACTTATCCACCACCATCACCAACACCTTCTGTTACACCAACTATAACACCAACAAATACTGTAACAGCAACAGTGACGCCAACAATTACACCTTCAATTACTAAAACACCGACACCCACAAGAACGGTAACAAGAACAGTTACACCTACACCAACAGTAACACCATCATCTGTTACACCAACACCTACGCCATCATTAACATCAACTATAACACCTACTCCAAGTGTTACATCAACAATTACACCTACAATGTCAATGACACCAACACCAAGTGTAACACCAATACCTATTAATATAAAATATAGATATATTGGTCAAAATGGTAATACCACAACAAAAACAGTTTCAAGTAGAAGAATAGTTTGGGGTGGTGAAACATTTACAGTAGGATATAATACTAACTGGACAACTTCAGCGAATACAGGAGAAATAAACCTTGGAACATCATATGTATTTTCAGGGTCAATGGCCGGTTATAGAAATATTTGTAGAAGTACAAGTGGTTCACAAACAATTAATGATTATACGGTTAATATATATGTAAATGGTACATTGTATAAAACATATACAAATACAACAAATACACTTATAACAACTTGTCCAACACAAATTAATAGTAATCGTACATTTAGTGGATGTGATTTTACAGGCGGAGATAATGTGGTATTAGAATGGGTTGATAATATGGTATTCTAAATAACGAAATTTAATAAATTATATTTAAAGATAAGATGAGAAAATATATTCCACAAAGAACATTTAATGACTTTGTTTATCCAAATAACAATAAAGCACAATATGATGTAAATGATGTTGTTCAAAACATTAATCCAAATGTTGTTTCCGGTACGGTCACAAACTTTGTTGCTACATTAGTTGGTGGAAACTTAAAGGTTGATTTTAATTATACTTGGTCAAAAAATGGTGCGGAAATATTTACAAATCAAGCCGGTGATATTAATGTATTATCACTTCACGTAATGCCTGCAGGTGTTACCTATTTTAAACCTTGGAGATGTGTTGATAATTTGGATGCTGTTTCAGGTTCAACCGCAGCTTCCGGTGTTTATAGTGGAACGTTCTCAGCTTCATTATTAGGTGTTCCATCATTAAGTGGTGGTACATATTATTTTGAAATAAGAATGATTGGTCTATTGGAGAATTATATTATAACTCAACAATATACAGTTGCGCCACCCGCTACACCTACTCCTACACCAACAAAGACAGCTACACCTACACCAAGTGTTTCAAGTAGTCCTGGTTCAAGTGCATCACCTACACCATCACCAACACCAACAATGAGCGTAACGCCAACTATGAGTGCAACACCAACACCTACACCAAGTGCAACACCACCGGGAACTCACTTTACATTTAATATGACAGACGCACATCCGTCATCAGGAGCAGCTTGTGCTGAAGGTGTGGCAGTTATTCAAATCTATGGTGCTGTTAGCGTATTTTTAGATAACCCAATATTTTATTCTACACCATATTTAAATACACCTTTTGCTGGTGGTAGTTCATATTATAAAAATACTGCATTAAATGAATGGGTACAGATAGATAATAGTGGAAATAATATTGCAGAAGGAAGTTGTTAATAAATTAAATTATGGCTCAAAAAGAAGTATCGTTTAAGATAAAAGTTAATGGTGAAGAACTAACTGTCACCGGTAAACAAATTGATGTTTTTAAAGCGCAAATTAAAAGTATGCGAGATGAGCTTACCAAGCTTGGTACTCGTACTGCTGAGAATGCCGAAATATTTGATAAATTAATTGGTGATTTAAATGCACTTGAGGAAGCATTCGGTGAAACAAAGACCGAGGTTATTCAGACC